GAACTATTACGGCGCGGATACAACTGGTCGATGGTCTGGCACCATGAAGATGAACCAACAGAATCTACCCCGCGTCAATCCGTACAAGCCACAGCCTTCGGACAGCCTTCGTAACTCTCTGGTCGCACCGGAAGGTTACAAGGTGGTTGTGGCTGACTTGTCAGGTATCGAGCTTCGAGTTAACCACTTCCTGTGGAAAGTACCGAGCAGCATGGCGTTGTTCCGAGCTGACCCTGAAAACGCTGACTTGTATAAAGACTTCGCATCGAAGCTGTACGATAAAGATGTCAGCGAAGTAACCAAGCAAGAGCGTCAGGTGGGTAAGGTTGCGCACCTCGGACTCGGATTTGGTGCGGGTGCTGCCACGTTCCAAAAGGTAGCGAGGTTGATGGGCGGCGTTGACTTGTCATTGGAAGAAGCGCAAGACGTTGTCTACAAGTGGCGCGATGCTTACACAAAGATTCAGCTAGGTTGGCGCACCTGCCACACAGCACTGGCTCAGATAAACAACAAAGAGTACGGCACGCAGATTGACCCGTGGGGTTTGTGTCGCACGGCAGAAGGTGGCATCAAGACACCGATGGGAATGATTCGTTACCCACACCTGCGCAAAGAGTACAACGAAGAAGATGGTCGTGAAGAATGGGTGTACGGCGAAGGTCGTCGCAAGGCTCGCATCTACGCCGGAAAGGTAACGGAGAACATCGTGCAGCATCTGGCGCGCGAGGTAATTTGCGATAACTTGTTAGCCGTTTCTAAGACTCCATTGGGCAAGAAGTACCCGCTAGTTCACACAGTACACGACGAATTGATCTACATCGTGAAGGACGAAGATGCGCAGGAAATGCTTGATACTGTTCAAGAAATTATGAGAAGTGGTGTGTCTTGGTGGAAAGACTTGATAACATGGTCTGAGGGTGATATTGCCCAGACATACGGAGCTGCCAAGTAATGCCTGCATGGTCATTTAGTGCGATGAAGCTGTATGAAACTTGTCCCCGCAAGTATCACGCAGAGAAAGTCGAGAAGCTGTATCCCTTCACGGATACCCAAGCAACCATCTACGGAAAAGAAGTTCACCTAGCTGCGGAAGAATACATCCGCGACGGCAAAGACCTGCCGAAGGGGCACGAGCAGTTCCGAGGTATGCTTGATAAGTTAAACAATATGAAAGGTGAGAAGCACTGCGAGCTGAAGATGGCGCTCACCGAAGATTTACAACCCACCAAGTTCCTAGCTAAAAACGTCTGGGTGCGCGGAATCGCTGACTTGATAATCATCAACGGGGAAACCGCACGGGTAATAGACTACAAGACAGGCTCAGCCAAGTACCCTGACACAGGTCAGCTTGAGTTGATGGCGCTGATGTTGATGGCGTACTACCCAGAAGTTAACCACGTCAAAGCCGGTCTGCTGTTCATGCTGCACGATACGTTTATCACCGCTGAATATCATCGTGACGATCTAGACGAGATGTGGCAACGGTGGAAGAATAAGTACGCTCGGCTCGCTGCCTCATACGAGCACGATAAATGGTCGCCCAACCCCAACGGACTCTGCCGCAAGTGGTGTCCTGTTGAACATTGCGAATTTCAAGGGGGCTAACATGCCACGCAATCCACGCGATTATCAGAAAGAACGAAAGTACGACGGCAAACCTGAAGTCAAAAAGAAACGTGCGCTACGCAATCAAGCGCGCCGCAAGTTGATGAAAGAAGGTGTCGTTAAAAAAGGTGACGGCAAAGACGTCGATCACAAGAAGGCTTTAGCCAAAGGCGGCAGCAACAAGCGTAGCAACCTGCGTGCTGTACCTGCGTCAAAGAACCGCTCATTCGCGCGCACTAAAAAAGCAAAGATGAAGTAGTTGCCAACCACCCTAAACTAGCGCAGACTAGAGGGTGGTAAAAACCGAATAATAAGTCTGTCTAATTTAGACAGAAACTTCAGAGGACAAGATGGAAATCATTCAAGACCGTGGTCTTATGGTGCGTGTTCGCAACCATGAGCGCGTTACCACTGCTATTCCGCAGAGCAGATACATCCAACAAATCGGCGACGACGCACACGAAGTGCTCGTCAAATGGAACCTAGAAAACACCCGCCGCTTAGCCAACCTCGGCATCTCAAAAGCACCTTCTCCGATTTTACGGGATTACCAGTGGACCGGCAGTTACACCCCGTTTGACCACCAAAAACAAACAGCTAGCTTTCTGACCGCCAATGACCGCGCGTTCTGTTTCTCGGAACAGGGCACGGGTAAAACTGGTGCTGTCATCTGGGCTGCCGATTACCTATTGAGTATTGGCGATATCAAAAAAGTTTTAATAGTCTGTCCTTTATCCATCATGCACTCAGCGTGGATGCAGGATATTTTCACCATCGCCATGCACCGCACGGCAGCGGTAGCTCACGGCTCGAAAGCGACTCGCAAGAAGGTACTCGATGGAGATTACGACTTTACAATTATCAATTACGATGGTGTGCCTATTGTTGCTGACGATATGGTGGGGAAGTTCGATCTAGTTGTATGTGACGAAGCCAACTTCGTTAAGACCCCCACGACACGCAGGTGGAAGGCTCTAAATAAAGTAATAACAGGTGAAACAAAAATCTGGATGCTCACTGGTACACCGGCAGCACAAAGCCCCGTCGATGCGTACGGGCTAGCCAAGATGTGTGTTCCACAGCGTGTTCCACGCTACTTCACCGCATGGCGCGACAGCGTGATGACTAAGATCAGCCAGTTCCGTTTCATCCCAACACCCAACGCTACCAAGCTCGTCAACGCAGCTCTGCAACCTGCCATCCGGTACAGCAAAAAGGATTGCCTTGACCTACCGCCTGTGACCTACGTCACCCGTGAGGTTGAGATGACCGCTCAGCAGAAGAAGTTCTATAAAGAACTCAAGAAACAAATGTACGTTGAAGCTGCCGGTGAGCAGATCAGTGCCGTCCACGCAGCTGCCGGTTTGAACAAGCTGTTGCAGCTCTCATGCGGTGCGGTCTATTCGGATACTGGTGATGTGGTGCAGTTCGACGGTAAGAACCGACTCGACGAAGTGTCAAGCGTGGTCAGTGAGGCAGCGCACAAGGTCATCGTGTTTGTCCCATTCCGGCACGCCATCGACATTGTGGCAGAAAGGTTGCGAAAAGATGGCTTTTCTACGGAGATCATCAGCGGTGCTGTGCCGATGAAGCAGCGCACTCAGATATTCAAAGACTTCCAACAATCGAAAGACCCGCACGTCTTGGTGATTCAGCCACAGTCCGCAGCGCACGGCGTAACACTTACAGCTGCTGACACGATTGTGTGGTTTGGACCTACGTCATCCGTAGAAACATGGCTACAAGCCAACGAACGTATAAACAGACCATCACAACAGAATAAAATGACAATAATAAAAATTTACGGCTCTGCGGTTGAAAAGAAGGTATATGATGCGCTAGAATCTAAAGAAAGTAACCAAAAGGACCTAGTTACTTTGTACGAACAAGAAATACGTCAATAACTTCAGAGAAACAATATGGAAACTGAGAAGCTAATCAAAGCGTACATTAAGTTGCGCGATGCACGCTCGGAATTGAAGAGCGAGTACACCGAAAAAGATAACGAACTGCTTGAGAAGCAGGAGCGTATCGAAGCTGTTCTGCTCGAACACGCCAAAGAGAACAACCTGACTAACATGAAAACCAAAGCGGGCACCGCGTTTCTACGCACCAAGACACGCTACTGGGCATCCAACTGGGAAGCATTCAGTAAGTGGCTAGCTACGCTAGGTGACGAGGGTTACAGCATGGTTGAGCAGCGTATTCAGCAGAGCAACTTCAAACAATTTCTGGAAGAAAACCCAGATGTAATCCCACCTGTCAACTCAGACAGCAAACTATCAATAGTCATAAGGAGAGGTTAATGACCAGTCTAGGCTTATTGACAACCAAAGAAGCTGCTGAGCTTTTGCGATTGTCGCCGTCCGCCATTCAGAAGTTACGCATGGAAGGTCACATTCCATTTGTGAAGCTAGGCAAAAAAGTATTTTTTAAAAAAGAAGCGTTGGTCAAATACGTTGACGACCAACAGCTCGTGTATCCACAACAAGGAGAACAGCAATGAGTGAAGTAGCTCTATTTGAAGGGCAGAAAATGCCTGCACACCTGCAAGACGGTGAAATCTCAGATGTCGCAAAGGCGCTTGGTGCCAAGCAAGGCGGCGATGGTCTGAAGCGAATCAGCTTCCGTGGCGGCGTATTCCGCATGATGGTTGGTTCAAAAGAAGCAGCACAAAACGACGACCGTTCAATGAATGTGATCATTGTTAAAGCTGCACCCGGTTACGCTCGTACCTACTACAACCAAGCGTACAAAGAAGGTGTAATCGTTTCACCTGCGTGTTGGTCAGATAACGGCGAGACCCCAAGCACAAACGTTGAGAACCCACAGTCAAGCATGTGTGCTAGCTGCCCACAGAATGTGAAAGGCTCAGGCAACGGCATGGCTAAGGCGTGTAGCTTCGCTGCTCGTTTGGCAGTAACGCTTGAAGGCGACCAGAAGGGCGACGTTTACGGCGTTCAATTACCTGCGATGTCTATCTGGGGTGACGTTGAAACTGAGAAGTACGAGTCGCTGCAAAACTACGTTAAGAAGTTAGCAAACTTTGGTTACGACGTGGCTAAGGTAGTTACCGAGATGCGCTTCGACACAAGCTCAGCTGTACCTAAGTTGATGTTCCGTGCAGTACGTCCGCTTGAAGAAGATGAGTACGAGCGCGCTAAGCAGAAAGCTAAATCAGATGAGGCTAACGCACACACTGGTGAGCGTAAGTTCCAGAAGTCTGAGGAAGAAGAAGGTAAGAAGCTTGAAGCTTTGTTTGACGGCTCAAAAGAAGAAGCTAAAGACGACGCTGAAGAAGCTCCAAAGAAAGTCAGCAAGAAAAAAGCTGAGCCAGTAAAGGCTGAGAAAAACGTTGATGACATTCTTGACGAGTGGGGCGACGACTGATGGGTTATCGGCATCTCACAAACGAGGAGCTGATTAAACAAGCGACAGCAGAAATGCTCTCTGAGGACTCAAACATCGTACCAGTTCATAAGGATTTAATTATAGAACTTGTCGAGCGATTTGAGAGAGTGCTACTGTCGCAATCTTCACTCTTGCAAGAGAAGAAGAATAAAGAC